AAAATATTCAAGGTAGTTTTTTATTTTAGAAAAATCCTTTTACTAGTTTTCTGTATTTACCTAAATTAATGTCTTTATATGATAACTCCAATATGTTATCATATTTGTTTATTAGTATCAAATCACCAATTTTTCTTTCATTCCTTTTTAAATACTCAATAGATTGAACAAATAAATCAGTATTTCCATTTTCTAATTTTAACACAATGGTTCCTGTCTGCTCAAATCCTTCATATAATTCTTTTTGTAGGGTGTTTATCTTTTTTGATTTTAGATACTTAAAATCGGCTATGGTTAGTTTTTCTTTGAACTCCACAATAGCATCAGCACTGCTAATCTTATCATACTCAGGTAATAGAGCTACTGATTTGCCTTTCTCGTTAAGTGCTTTTGCCATTGCTAAGGTGTTATTTAGACTTTCTCCTTTACCTCTATGTAGGTCAAAGATAACAGTCTTAGCCCCGTTTGTTTCGTTCTGAAAGACGAGTTTCGCCCTGTTATCGTCTATGATCTCCTGTAATAGTTTTTGCTTATCGGCATTGTGTTTTATCTTCTTCAAATGCTCAATAATCATAGGTGAAAAAGGTTCAAACGCTACATAAGTACTTTTTTGGAAAGACTGTGATACTTCTAATAACTTCTGTAATATATCCTTATCATTTCTGTTAGCCTCAATAAAATAAGGCTTTGTTTTCCAATTCTTGAACCTATCTTTGTTATCATTTACCCACTGCTTATAATTACTTGGCACATCCTCTACGTAATTAGTTGAGCTTTCAGGAGGTAGTGTTTCATCGGCTTTGAGTTCTTTGATAAGTTCTTCGTCAGTCTTAAGAATAGTAACAATATGACACTTACAGCCTACGTGCCAGCCGTGAAAGTGAAAGGATTTCGGATATTTACCTTTGAGTTCATCACATACATCATATACTTTGTGCTGTGGGGATAGACGTACTTCAAATCCTACTACATCAGGGTTTTGCTGTATCCGTAACCAATCAGCGGACTTATAGGCTACATTAATCTCGTTACTTGCAAGGCGCAAAGCGTTTTTATAGGCACTTCGGTACACTCCTTGCCCAGGGTGATAGTTTTGGGCATTTTTGCTTAGTACGAGGTTGCCGTATTTGTCCCTTACTCTGCGAAATAATGCAGTGGAGTTGTTCAATAGGTTGCGTACTTCACGGCTTAGTTGGACAGCGCTTTTGCCCTCCTCCAAGGAAACAGATAAAGCAAGCTCTATTTCGGTTTGTGCTTTTTTAGCGATGTCCCATACACGATTGGAGACCGTGAAATCTTTAATCTTACGTTTCTTAAAAGTCTCAAGAGCTTCTAAGTTCTGATACTTGGTTAGTCCTTCTCTTAGTAGGTGGTCTTGTTTGAGGTTGGCAAATGCCCATTCTTTGGTGATACCTTGCTTTATGATTTGGTCTAATTGGTTGCTGAATTTTTCTAACTCCTTATCAAATGCTTTTCCTTTTTTGGTAGCGGCAAAGGTAAAAAGGGACTTTGTAACAAACTCTTTGAAGTCAGTTTTAAGAGCCAATGACACAGAAAAACCTACCCACTGATAGAATAAGCGTTCTATCTGTTGTAGGTAAGCGAGTAGGTGCTTTCTATGTTCGTTATCGTAATTCATTAGATATTTGCTTCATTGAGGCTGCTATTTTCCTCGTCTTTGATTTGCTTTAATTGGGCTTCAGGGTCTGTAATACCAAAGCGTTGCATAGCTTCTCGTTGTGATAATAAAGGTTTTCCTCCGTTGGCTTCCATAAGGGTACGTATCATCTCGGTATCATCGTCAATATCAAATGGGGTGATGATAGGGGTGATGTCTATGGTTTTGAGTTCTTTCTCAAAGGGGATATACATCTTAGAGAGGAAAGCCAAAATGATATTGATACGCCTTTGTAGAGCAGGGATAAATATAGCCTCGTTATCTTTTACCTTGAGATGAGCAGGTAGCCATGCGAGTTTGCGCCCTACACCTGAGAGCATATTCCCTTTGCCTGCATAGAACTCATCAGAAAGGTCGGGGGTATGGGTGAACTCGTGTATATCACGCCTATTCATGCTCATCTCACGGTCAAAATTTTCATTAGCATTAGGTGGTACTACGAATTGGACATTACCCCCGTCCTTGACCTCATAGACCTTGCCCCCTGTATTATTGACAGCCATTTTACCCTCTACCTTTCCTGCGATCATTAGGATAGGCTCCCCGAACTTCTTGTTACTTTCAGAAAAATAAGTGCGCTGTACCTCGGCTATCTCTATGAGGTGCTGTACAGCATTCCATTCTGTTTCCTCTTGGCGATAGAGTACTACTGGTATTTTACCAATTATATTAGGTTTTACCTCTGTGGTAGTAACTCCATTCTCTGTGGTAAAAGTGTATATCTCATCAGCAGTAAAGCCTTGGAATATGGTCTTTTTATTATCCTTGGTAGTGCTTTCAATAGCAAAAGAGATAAGGTTGTCATTATCATCAAAGCGTGGATATAGCTTGTACTTGAGAGGAGATAGTACCTTGTGTCGCAATAGGTATTGAGTAGGTACGCCATATTGTTCGTTAGGATGCTCCTCCAGATACCAAAGCTCAGCTACAAGGGTGTAGCGCTTGACCTCTGTACAAATAGCACTATCAGAGAAGCTCATTTTGTTGGCTTTGATAACCTCTTGAAAGGCAGCAAAGAGCGGACTATCCTCTGAGGTGTACTTGTAAGGGATAGCTGTTTGAAACATGGTAGCAATTTCAACGATACGCTTTTGATAGGGTAAGCCTATACGATTGAGTGAACGAGTACGCTTTTCAAAACGTGGTTTGTTCTGACTATCTAATAAGGGATTACCTACCTCGTCCGTAAGAGGTATTACTATTTCAGGATCTGGGAATTTATGTTTGTTAGTGAATATCTCGTGCTTTTTGACATCATACTGCCTTTGATAGGTAGAGGTGTCAATGATAGATACATCTTGTTTAAATTCTTCTTGGGTCATCGTTTCTAAGTTTTGAGTTTTTAATTTTGAGTTGCCCGCGGAGGCTCTCCGCTAAATCATTGAGGCGAGTTGATATAAGTTGTTATTTGTTCCACTTAGCAGCTTCATTGTAATGTAACGAATAGCATCTATAGCGTGGTTGTGGTTATCTATCGGTATGCCTGCTTTTTTATCGTTCCAAGCGTAATTCTTTAGCTCTTTCATCACGTTGAAACTCTCAGGGGTTACTACTAACTTATAATTGAGCATCGTTGTTATACCTGCTGATACGCTGCCTGCTCCTTTCTCGCAAGGCTCTATATTTAGCCCCTTGTCTCTCAGGTCTGCAATAAGACGAGGTTCGGCACTATCAGCAACGATAAGGTCGTCAGGGTGGTCTATCAAAGTGCTATTAAGCTGGTAAAGCCCATCAGAGGATAATTGCTTGTTGTTATAATACTTTTCATCAATGTAAATGATTTTGCTGCGATTATCCACGGCTACTTTGATGAGTGTATCAGGGTCAATAGAAAATCCGTAATCTTGTCCGTACCCATAAGGCAGTGAAGTATCAAATGCTCCAATCTCCCAATTGGTGAATATTACCCCTTCGGATACATCAGCCCAGCGACCTATAATCTTTTGTGCGTATTCACTTTTGTTAAACAAGGCTTGAGAGAAATTGCCGTGCTCATCAGTTGCTTGTGCGACGCTATCCTCTTTAAGGCGCTTGATTTGTTGTAAGAAAATATCGTTTAGGTATTCGATATTATCTAAGTAGGTAGTATGAATATGCAACACATCAGGATGAGTGGATATTTGCACTTCTACTCCGTCAATATTTACTATTTTATGCGTTTTTTCAATGTACTTCTTATAGATGAAATGCTCAGCATTAGAAGGGTTCATAATGAGGATAACCCTCAATTGCATGTCTTTTTGACGAATAGAGTACAAGAGCTTTTTGTAAGATTCCTCGTCTATCCATTCCTCCATCTCATCACCTACGAAAGTAGTAATACCATGTAATGATTTGAGGTTAGCGGTTTGGTTCCCTGATGATGTCTTAATCCCTTTGAATAGAATCTCAGAACCTGAAAAGGTGTTTTTGATAGCCGTTTTCGTTACACTGAAATAGGCTTGTGTCCCCTCTGCTTGTATCTTTTCTTCAAACTCAGGAATAATAGAGTTATGAGCTGATACCATAGTGTAACGGCTAAAAAGGATTTTATGACCTGCTTCAAAAGATAATCGTTCAAGGAAGGTTGAGGCGTTGTACGATTTACCAGAGCCTCGCCCTCCAGTGATTATAATGATAAACTTATCCTTATTCAAGTACAAAGGATCATATACAGGTTGGGTCTTAATCATTGTTCTTGTTGTTGTTCTTTAGCCATTGGGCAATGTCGATAGAGCCTTGTACAGACACTTCCTCTTTTATGCCATCGTCTGTTTTGAAAGTCTGCATAATAGTAGGAATAAGAGACAATCTATTAGCCATGGGTACTTTCACCTTTTTGAATTTGCCGTCAATGATGTTTCCGTCTTCATCTGTTTCAGGCTCCTGCATTACTCCGTATATAAGTGCATTGACACTCATATTGGCAACAGTCTGAAAAGTGCGGGAACGATAGGCTTTTTGTATTTCATACAATTCAGGGTTTTGGCGTATTCTTCTGTAAATGTAGGAATAGTCAGCTCCTAACATTTCAGCAGCTTTTACGGGTTGCCCTGATGTTTCGATGAGTGCTTTTTTTATCATTTCATCGGTTATTTCTTGCTTTCTACCTACTTTCTTTTTCATATTGTTAATATTGTTAT